CGGGAGCAGAAATTGCAGTATAAGTAATGAGTTCATTTTCTACCGCAATCGTTCCTGAAGCTGGAAAACCTGTCGTTGATGTTAGAGTAACCGAAGTTCCACTTCCACCCGTTCCAGCAGTATCAGCATTTAATGCTCCATCTAAATCATTAGATACAACTCCAGTAACCGTTCCACCATAATTGCCTACACCAAATCCATATCCATAAGTTTGAGCTGCCGGTCCTACACTTTGGTAAGGTTGAACCGTCATACTTCCACCTGTCGCGACAACCGAACTAGCTTGAGCTGATGAATCAATAGTAAAGGTAACGTCGGTTGGAACGGTTAAAACTTGAAATAATTTATCTTCAAATTGAGCATCGGTTAAACCCGTTCCGCCAGGAAGAGTAACAGAATCCAAAACAATCATATCCCCCACTATTAAGCTGTGAGCACTTGTTGTAGTAATCGTACATGTTTTAACTGAGGTACTATCGGTTGCTAAAGTGGAAGAAGTAAAAGTGGTTTGAGCTCCGGCATTATTAGAACGCCAAGGCGTAATATCGTAAAGAGTTCCTTCAAAATAAATAAGAAGAAATTTATCGGTGCCAATTCCTACATATCTATTTCCATCAATATCTACAAAAGAATGTTGCTTTCGAGCTACTCCACAAATAGTATCCGTTAATAGAGAAGACCATCCTCCTACTTTTTCAGGAAGACCATATCTGAATCGGGCATTGTCAGAATCAACCCAACGACCAATTGCTCCAATCGCCGTATCTTGTTTGTCTATTCCGGGTGCAAATTGTATAGATGTAAGAGCCATCTTTATAGCTCCTATGAAGTATAGTTAGTTTTATAGGCCCAGCCACGTGTTGCGTCTATATAAACTAACGTTATGGATTGACCATTATTACTTAAGGTTAAATCAGAGGTTGCTGTATTAATAGGTTGACCATTTCTCCCTACTGTTAAATTGTTAGATGCCCATGATCCTCTAGTATCAATAATGGTTACTTCATCACCTACAGAAGGTGAAGCGGGAAGATTGATCGTAATAGGGTTGCTTGAAGTGTTAGCAAAAATTTGTGCTCCTGCCACCGTTGTATAAGGAGTGTTAGAATCTGTAATGGTTGCATAACCTTTTTCAATAATAGTAACTACTGTTTCACTTCCATCGGATCTGCATAGCATGACAGCTCCTGGAGGAATAGGTTGTTCTGTTCCTGAAGCTGTTAATACTCCAAGAGTTCTATTAGAAGTTCCTCTAACCGTTTCATCTTTTATAATCCAAACTCTTTCTGCGGTTACCGGCATCGTTAAAGTTCGATTAGCTGCCAGCGTTCCATAAAGTCTTAAATAAATATTTTTACCGTTAGACGTTGCTCCATCGGTTAAAGTAAGGGTAACGCTTGCCCCTGCCATATCTACACTTGCATAACCTGTAGCTGCCTGTTCTAAAATTTGTAAATTAGTATTAGTAATACTTCCCCACAACCCAGCTTTTTCACCGGTTGTAACGAGTTCTAGTTGAATATCTGTTGAATAAGTTGATGCCATAATTTTAAGTTGGATCTATCGGTGTCCATGTCATTGTAGCTGCCGGTTGTATTTCACTCCATGTTATAGCTCCAATTTCACCTGTTGCCAATGTTAATGCAGCTCCTGTAGGTACCACAGTTGCACTTCCCGTAATTGTAGCACTTCCTATTGAAATTACAAGGCTGTTTCCAGAAACAGAGACAATGGCCCCTCCAGTTGCAATGACAGTTCCAGTCCCTAAAGTAAGAGCATTTCCTGTAACGGATACATAAGTAACAGGAGGTCCTCCCGTTGAAAATGGTAATCCTGCGAATGCGGCGAATCCTAATAACATATATAATCCTTTAAAGGAAACATAGAAAATCTGTTTTAAAACAAATTATACTACATCATTGAGCTAGGATCAATCTGATTTAAAGGTAGCTACAAAAGCTACTTTCTCAATAAAACATTATAAAATCACTACTCTTGAAATAGGGTCTTTAGGGTTTTTTATATTTTTTTTAACTAATTTAATAAAATCTTCGGTAAAAATATCAAAAGCCAAAGTCCAACGCTCTTTCTGAGACAGTTTAGGAATGAAATGCGGAAGATAGGATGGAAATAACTTAAGAGCACTTTGTTTATTCCGACGATATAAACTTCCATATTCTATAGATAAATGGGGTAAAATAAAACCTACCGGTAAAATACTATTACTTAGGATAATCTGACCACTGATAAAACTATGTTCATGAATACCATGAGCATGTGGATTAAGAAACTCATTTTTTTTCATATTATTAATCCAACCATTAATAAAAAAGGAACGATCAGTATCAGCTAAAGCGTATATTTTACCTCCTATCAAATTCAAAGAATCTAAATAAAGTAAAAGTTGTTCTTTAATGACCGTTTTTAAATGTTTCACAAAACTATGAGATTGAGCAAAAATATTATAGCTTTTCCAAAAATCATTTTCGCTTGGCGGTGTGCCATATGTGGTTGGCGGTGTGCGATAAAATTTATGGTTCTTAACTGTTTTATATATTTGTTTGGTTAAAGTCATATCAATAGTAGATTCCCAAATTGGAATATCAAATTCAGGAGCGAACCAATTTTTTCTTCCCCAAGATTTGAAGCGCAAAAGATTTTTATGTTTAGGAGTTACCAAGAAATCAGATTGGTCTCTTTTATCCTTAATCATTTAAGTTTGAGTTGCCTAATTTTTTCATCTTAAAAATAATTAAAGTTTATATTTACACGTACGGGCGCATTAGTACACGTTGAAGAATGATGAGGTATAGAAGGATCAAAAAAAAGAATACTATTTCCTACACTTTTGATTTTAGTACCATCTCCCAGTGTTGTAAAACCATTACAAGTATTTAAAGAAAAAAGGGCACCTTTGTGTTTGAAGGGATAATCACTATGGATATCATGTTCTATCATTGTACCTTGATTACTATACATATTAGCTTTGATCCTAATTAAAGTCTTAATTTTTAATTTATTAAAAAGAGGACGTAGGGTTTTATAAAAAGAAGAAACGAGTTTTTCTTCTCGATCAAAAAAAACATGAGTCCAAAAAAAGTGAGAAGCTTTCTTGTCCTCCAGGGTGACTACTGAAGAGTGAAAATACCATGGAAAAAAGTCTCCAAATATTTCCTTTTTTATATGGTCGTAATCTGCTGAAGCTAGAAAATTATCTTTAATACTAGGCTTCATATCTATTTAAGCTTTAGTTGCATAATTTTTTCGTCACTTCCAATGTGTCCCCTCAAAAAAACATTAAAAGCTAAACTAATACGAAGATTAGGTCCTTTTTTGTTGTCTACTCCATGAACCAGATGGGAAGGAAAAAGAATCACATTCCCTGTTTCAATTGGAATATTCCAACTGGTAGAATTAAAAAGATTATATTTTTCATATTCTAGCATAATGGTGTCATAACCTGCTTTAAAAAATTCAATTTTATCCACCTCCTTGTCAGCCGCCACATAGTAAACCCCTGAAATAAAAGAATTTTGATGAGCATGTCGCTGAAGAAATTGATTAGATTCTGTATAGTTAAACCACGATTGAGTAATATAAGGAGTAATAGAATTACTGGTACAAATAATTTTATCGAAATAATCAAGAATTATTATATTTAAATCTTCTTTAAGATTTTCTAATCCTTTCTTTTCTAAAACATAGTGATCTTTAGAAGCTTTTTGGGCTATACTCTCAAAGCTTGAGGTTGATCTTAAAGACAGAGTTTCCTCTTTAAATTTATTAATTGTTCTCATTTCGTCTTTAGTTAATTCTCTCCCCAGTTTAGAAAGGTAAACAGGGTGAGGAAAAAGTGGGTGGACCTCCCCTCTAGGTTTAGTTTCTTTTTCATTTTTCATAACTGTATAATCCTGTGGCTATATATTTTGTTTCTGTTGGAGACGTTATTCCTCTATGAGTAAAAGGCCAATCCGAACCCCATATTAAAGTTAATCCTATTTCGGGTCTTACTCTTAATTTCTGATAAACGAACTCTGTTTGTCCTCCGTCCTTAACCGTATTAAGATAAGTCATAAAGGCTAGGTGCCTGCGCAGAGTGATACCACCTGTTCTTTCACAATGTCTATAAAAATACCCCTCTTTAGGTTTATATCTCTGTAACGTCCAGCCCTCAGTGAGGCCCCATGTAGCTTGGTTAACATGACAGTACTCAAACTTCTTTTTATATTCTTCAAGAACTTTATTTAATTCTTTGTAATAATTTAAAATTGCCTCGTCGCGATTTTGAACGTCGATATAAATGTCTGTAGATAATTTCCTTGTTTTATCAATTCCAGGTTTTCCATTGACCCCTAGAGTACCCGGTCTCTGATGAGGGGAGTTTTCAAAATATTTTATTAGATTAGTACACACGTTTTTATTGATGTACCAACCACATATAAAATATAGTTTTTTATTAACTGGGTGTGGTTTCATTTTTATCATGAATAGTAGTTCTCCTTCAGAAAATCATACATGACGGGAACGTTTCTCATAGCTTCTTTCCATTGGTCTTTTCTTTGGTTTAAATGATTCGCAGCCAGTTGCCATTCGCTACTCCAATGAATCATGTCCGTTATGACATTGGCCTTAATAAGCGAAGGAACATCGGTAGGTCCCCAATGCATCCCTGCAGCAATGCAGTGAGTCCCTTCATAATGTTTAAATTTAAATTTATAGTGAACGGCTCGATCAAAGACCGCCTGAAGGAGTCCCGTATAAGATTTAGGAACTAGATTCAAGAGATCCTCCGACCATTGCTTGTTAAAATTATCTTTCCAATAAGGCGTATCGTGCCGGTGTGAGAGAGCGTAGTGGATCACGATAAACTCCATAAACTTATAAAAAACATGTTTGCACATCGTCGTATAATTATCTTTATCCCATTGAGAGACATGATCTCTTTGTAAATTTCTAATGAGTTGTAAAAGAAATTCATGCACGGAAAACAAACCATTACTTTCTAAAGGCTCTACAAACCCGGCTGCTAGGCCTAAGGCACAGACATTTTTTACCCACAGTCGTTGATGAATCCCCGTTCTAAATTTAATTTTTTTAAAATCTAATTCCTTCGTTTTAATATGTTTTTGAAATTGTTTTAAAGCCGCGTCATCGGAGATATAACGATCCGAGTACACGTAGCCACTGCCCATTCGGCTCCAGAGAGGAATGTCCCAGATCCAACCATTTTCGACCGCGGTACAGTTAGTATAACCCACGAGTTGTTTTCTTTTATTCTTGTAAGGAATTCGTGTACACCAGGCACTATTATTAGGAAGGGTGGAAGACATATCAATGAAAGGTTCTTTAAGCGTTTGTTCCAGGAGAAGTGATTTAAATCCTGTACAATCGATAAATAGATCCGCTTTGTATTTTTTATTTAAAGATTTAATTCCATGTTCATCCTGTTCAATCGTCTTAATGTCTTCTTTAATATGTTTTAAGCCAGCAGGAATACAAACACGGTCTCTTAACCATAATCCCAGCTTAGTTGCATC